GTGCCGGCGCAAGTGGCGCAGGGGACGGTGATGGTGGGCATAGCGCTCACTCCGCGGCGAAGAGGGGGAGGTCGGGGGCGGGGCGGCGCTGCGGGCGCACCTCGGCCTTGCGGTAGTTTGCGGCGACCAGCGCCTCGCTGTAGACGAGCCGGTCTGCGCCAGCGGCGAAGAAATCGAGAGCCGCAGCCATCACACTCGCCCTCCCGCCGCCGTCTCCGGGATGCTGTCGATGTTGGCGGGGCTGAGGAAGCTGCCGATCCCAATAAGACTTGCGCGCATCGAACAGCTGGGTTCAAACAGCTGCAATCGATGATGGGGATGCACTTGTCTGGAAAGTCGTGGCCGTTCGCTCTTGTGGCCATAATCGCATCTGTGGTTCTCGTGTTCGCCCTGGTCGCGATTTCTTGGATGGGCTTTGTCTGCGAGAAATCCAGCATAGACGCAGGCAAACCCCTCATTGCCGGCGAGTTCGGCTGTGTTGAGTTCTGGATCAATCGATACCAAAGCTCTGTCGCAGCACTTGTTGCAATTTTTGCGGCCGGCTTGGCTTGGAAGGGTGTTCAGGGACAAATTGAAACCTCGAAACAGCAAGTTGATGTTGCAAATAGACAGTTTGCAGCAAGTGCGCTGGAACCACTCCAAAAAAGACTCGAAACTTTGCGCAAGCTTCGATATCTTATCTCTATGACGATAGATTCGTCTCGCGTAGCCACAGAAAATATTGAAAAGATTTTTGAATACATTAATGCCAAAATTGAGGAAAATGCCGATCCGGCTGAGGCGCTTCGGTTCGCCATGCGCAATATTCACTCTCGGAGACAAGGCGCAAGCGACGCATATGACAAATTCAATGGCGATATACAGCATTTGATCAAAGCGCGAGATGAAGAAAAATATGAAACCGCCGTTGGTGAAGAATTGCGAATGATAATTATTTTCCTCATCTCGAGAGAGCATATGATTAAAGATAAAATTGATTTCATCAACAGGCTTGCGCTGGAAGTCCACGACATGACAAATGATCACATTATGCTGTTTGGAAAATGAATATTGATCTCTTCATGAGAGAGGGCCGAGACCATATCGGCCATATATTGACGCCCGTGATTGCATCGACAGAAGCAAGGATCGAAAAAAATATCGATAGAATAATTATGACTATCGAAAAATAATTTACTGTAATCTTCAAGTGATTGCTTGCTCATGGCCGATATATTTCCTGAGAAGCTCACGCCTTACAGACGGTCTGGGCAACGACTAACTTAGAAATTGAGGAGATGCGGCCATCTCCTGAGGCGCAACCAAATCGAACGGGAGGCGCCCTAGCCAACCTGACCTGAACCGGAGCCCCTGCAGCTCGGACTGGGATCATCGACGGGGCTCCGGCACGTAGAGGGCTCGACGGGGCGGGAGTTGCTTGGTCAGCGGCTCGGTGGCGCGTCGCGCTGGCTGGCCTGCCGGTAGCGGCTTTCCCGGCGGTACGGGCTGCTTCGGCTGATGCACGCCGATATGCCGATCCTCGCGACGGTTAGCCTCGGCGAGGTTGCCAGCGTCGACCTTCGACTTTTCCCGGTGGCACGACTTGTGCGCGGGCTTCATGTTGTCGTCGGTGTCGGCGTGCCGGCCGAGCAAATTGCGTGGGATGACGTGCTCAATGTCCCAGGCCTGACGCACGCCATCGATCGGCTGTCCGCAGATGTGGCAGGTGCGGTTATGCAGCCGGAACAGGCGCTTGCGATCTCTATCCGACAACCGGGGGCGAGGATCGGTCATGCCGCCCTCCCCGCCTCGCGGGACAACGTGCCCGCCGCGGTGCCGATCAACTCGTCGATGACGGCGAGCACCGCATCCTTGGACCGCTGGAAATCCTCCTTGCCCATGGCGCGCATGGACTGGCTCTTGGCCGTCCAGCGCACGATGATGGAATCCTTCACCCGGACCACCGCCGTGTCATCGACCGGGCGGAGGAAGGCAGCGATCCGGACGGCCTCGGCCTTCGAGGAGGCGACGAACGATACCTCGTCCCGGAAGCCGGTCCGGATGAGCGCCCACTTGCGCAGGTGGTCGGGCGTCGGAAACCGATCTGCCAGGTGCTCCGGCAGGTTCGACCACCCATCCCGGACACAGGCGAAGTAGTGAGCATGGGAGGCGGCGCTGCGGGCCTCGTGCTCGACGAGGATGTAGCGTTCGCCGATGACGAATTGCCGGTCGCAGAGGCCGGTGAACCTGCCCGCCGGCTGCATCGCATCGCCCGTCCACGTGAACTCGACCGGCAGCAGGGCGCTCATGACGAGGCCCCCTTCCGGTTCGAGCGGACCGGCCAGCCGAGCGCCACCAGCCGTTCCTTGGCGTGCTCACGGATCAGGTCGCGCTCGCCGGGGGCGAGGTAAGCGAGCTCCTGCTGCGTCTCGGGCCCGAGCATCAGATCGGTGACGGCATTGATGCTGCCAGCCGCGTTGATCCGCTCGCGCAGGCTGGCAGCGATCGTCCCCGGATCAGGGGCGTCGTTCTGAGGCTGCGGCGAGCGCTGGCTGCGCCGGGCAGGTTGTGGCGCCGGGGCTGGCGCGGTTTCGGGCCGCTTGAACTCGTCGGCCTCATCCTCGGAGTAGAGCAGCCCGTGCAGGCCAATGAGCTTCAGGATCACCCGGTCCTTGGCCCGCTTCTCGGCCATGGCGAAGACGTAGGCGGCCTGCTTGCCCGAGACGCGGTAGTTCACGCCGATCAGGGCCTCGCCGATCGACCACTCCCGGCGGGTCCCGGCGTCGTTCGCCAGCCGCACCTCGCCGGTGACGAGGATCACGGCCTCGTCGCGCTCGGCGCGCAGGATCTGGGGCGGCGCGAAGGCGATCTGCGCCTGCGCGGCGATCCGCTCGAGAGTCTTGTGGTAGATGACGGCCGTGCCTTGCACGCGCCAGACGTTGCCGGCCAGCGGCTCGCCGTAGGTCGCCAGGATGTCGGCGATCTGCTTGTCGCTCTCGACACTCATCAGACGGCTTTCCGATCTTCGTGGATGGCGACGCCCGGGATGTTGCGGGTGCCGGCGGCGACCTGCCGGCTGGCGATTTCCGCCAGGGCCGTCTCGATCTCGTCTCGGCAGTTGACCCAGGCCCAGCGCGCGAATGCGGTCGCATCGATGACCTCGGCCCGGTAGGTGGTCCGAAGGGTGACGGAGCGTGCGCCGCCGCGCGCAACGGCCCGATCCTTCTCCGCGCGGCCGGCTGCCGCCTCGGCGCGACGCGCCTCCTGCGCGAGATCTTCGGCGTGCTCGCGGTCCTCGAGGTCGGACGGCTTGCTGAGCTGCAGTGCCAGCGACGCCTCACGGGCGCGCTCGTCGGCCACGCGTCGAGCCTCGGCCGCGGCAGCCTGCTTCTCCGCTTCCTGGCGTTCCAGCCAAGCCGTGAGAGCCGCCCGGCACTCCTCGGCGGCCAGCACCGCCTTGCCCTTCCCCGACTTGTTGTCCTGGATCAGCGCGCCGTAACGCGCCTGGATCTCGGCCTTGGCCTCGTCGTGCGGCTTGGCCTCGGCAATGCGGCGCTCGTCCGCCCGCTTGATGGCCGTGCGGAGCAGGTTCAGCAGCTTCGCGACGCCGTCGGCTTCAGCCGCGGTCTTGACCCCGGCACCGTCCAGCCAATGGCGGGCCTCGCCGCAGAGTGAGTCGATCTCGTCGCGCGACAGCTCGAAGGGGGTCGGCGCGGGCGGGTTGTTGTGGCCGGGAGCGGCCGTGGCAGTCATCATCTTACGCAACCCGAACCAGGGCGGCAGAGGCCGGCGGCGGCTGCGGGGGCCGGGCGGTCAGGTCTGCGACGACGGCGGCCCGTCCGGCTTCACCTTCGGTCAGGGTGTGAACGTGCAGCTCGGTCGCGCCCCTCTGGCAGCAGGCCGCCAGCCAGCCGAGGAAGCCAGGGTCCCCCTGGCGGCAGGAGCGGACCGCGATGAGGGTGGCGACGGCGCCGGCGTTGCGGCGGACCGCCAGGGCGACGCCGGCCGCGGTCTTGACGGCGTCCTCGCTGGTCAGAGGCAGGATGGTGACGACGTAGCGCCGGCCGGAATGGCCGCGCCAGACGGTCAGGCGATGGGAGCCGCGGATTGCAGCGCGAAGGGGCTCTTCACGGATGGAGTTGCGCTTGGTGCGGTCGGCCGCCAGCTCGTGCATGGCGGCCACCCAGTGGATCTTACGGGTAGCGGACATCAGCAGCACTCCATCGGGAATGCCGGTAATGTGCCCACATAGGGCACAAGCGTCAAGCCCATTATGGGCACATGTGTCGGTATCGATTTGTGCCCGCTCTGTGCCCGGACATGGAGCTTGGGCGCTCACGGTAGGACAAATGTGTGGCGTAGAGCTTTGCGGTTGCTGACGATCCTGCTACCTTCGAGGAGGTAGGCCCGCTGGGGCGCTTGGTCGCTGCGCGGCAGCCAGTTGGACGTTAGCACCGTGGATGGCTGACTCTAAGCCACTGGTACACAAGTCCAGGGGCCTACCGCCAATCTCTCTCTGTATGCATTCCATAGAAGTGAAATAATTCTTTCTGCGCGCGGGTAAGGTCAATTTTCCATAAAGGGGGCATGGTTTTTATGCCAAAATCAGCCACCCGACCGTAATGGGCGGCTACGACATTTTGTAAAGCTTGCGCATACTCCGGACGGCAGGTGCCATCTTGCCTTGCGGCAACCGCTTGATAGAAGGCACTTGCGACCACGTCGGCAAGCATTAGTCCTGCGCGTGTATTGTGCGGATGGGCTTCTATTAGGTCTGTATCTACAACAGACCAATCAAGATCTCCTTTCTTAAGATACAATGTACCGCTTGTGCTCTGTGGTCTAATCCAGAGTAGATAAGCCCTAAGCTGACTGTATGACATACGATGCATTTCTGAGAATTCTATTTTCATTTTTGCATTAGGGCTGTCTTCTCTTTCATTTCTTGATGCACAATACGCAGTGGCTCTCTCAAGGAGGAGCCGAATGATCCAGCAATAAAAAATATTTCGTCCAGGTATTCTGGAAGCTCTACTATTCTTGTGATTTCGCATATTTTCTTTATGTGAGATAACAACAAAGCATCTAATAGGAAGCCTGGCGACTAGCTGGCATGCTTTGAGGCGTTGATCGGCGGATAGTCTGTTAAAATGAAGATCTTTTGACCGATTGGCTCCAATTTCTGACAAAATATTGCGCACCCAGCGTGCCACATTTTGCTCATTGTCGGCGCGCATAATGACAGAACTGAGAACAAACCACTCAGTTCCCCCGTTTGGATCTTTGGGGCGGATACTTCTTAGGTTGTCGTCGCCCGCCTCGTCGATAAAAGAAACGTATTTATAGCTATCTTCTGAGGCGTCGACCATTATCGATTAGCTCCGGCCTGATTTATTCGGTGGTCAGTCGGCCTAGATATCGCCCAGTAATCGTAATTTCATCCAGAGTGCGGTCTTCTGGCGAGTGCTTCGGGTTGTCCGAGATAAGTCGCACGCGCACTGGATCTTGACCTCGTGCTGACGAGATTTCTAGTCTCTTCAAGATGATACCCCCAAGTGCATCTGCAAGCGCGTAGATGCCCGGCGGCGAAGGCACACGATGGCCGACGTCCACAAACACGATGTCTCCGTCGTGGATCTTGGGCTCCATGGAGTCTCCCATGGCCTCGAAGCAGCGCACTCGATGCGCTGGCACGCGGAAGCGTCCACGCAATACGTCTGCCGGCAGACGCCACCAATCCTTGACGCCTTCGGCAGCGTAGCTGTTGCCGTCCGGGTTCATAAGGTCAGTGACGTGGGTCATCCCGCCCGGTCCCATGCCGATCGCGACCTCCGCCTGAAGGATTGCGTCCTTCGGGATATTGCCTACGTCACGGCCCATCGTGCCCTCGACCATGCGAGGCTCGTGGTCATCAGGATCGACCACATCAGGATCGAAGCCGGCTATAAGGGCTGGCGCGCGTCGCTTGTTGGCCGTGACGATCTCACCAGCGTCAACCTCAAAGACCTCGGCAGCCCGTTCGATCCAGACATCCGAAAGGCGCCGCGCCCCAGACTCCAGCTTGGCGAGCTGGTTCCGCGTCGTTCCCATCTTCTCAGCGGCAGCTTCCTGGGAGAGCCCGCGCGCCTCGCGTAGTGCTTTGAGGTTGTTCGCCACGGGAACCAACATGCTAGAATGTGCCCGTTTTGGGCAGAGCACAAGGTGGGCACAAATCGGCTGGACTTTGTGCCCATGATGGGCATATCATGTGCCCATGAAGCTCGCCGCCTACATGGAAGCCCAGGGCCTGGACGACGCCGCGATGGCGGCGCGCATTGGTCCTGACGTGTCGCCCTGGGCCGTCCGGAAGTGGCGGTATGGGCAGCGCATCCCGCGTCTCGGGATGCTGAAGCGCATCTCGGATGTGACGGCCGGCGCGGTAACCGCGCAGGACCACTTCAACGCTGCCAGTGAGGCACGCGCGCCTCTCCCCGAGCAGAGCGGAGCCGCCGCATGATCCGCGCCCTCCTCTTCTGGCTGGATCGGCGCGAGAAAACCGCTAGAGCGGCGGCTTACCTCGCAGCCGTCGCACTAAGCGAACATACCACATTGCTGCCGAGTAGGGCGGACCTCCTCCAATGGAGGCGGCCTTGCTAGCATCGTCAATAATCGAAACGTACTTCTTCCGAATATCTACAAGCATCTCGCTTGTAGTTCCCTCAATGGATCTTTTACCAAGATTTTCGTCGAAGGCTTCTCGCATTATGATGCAAGTGCCGGGATTTCGCTTTTCCTCAAGGGCGAGAAGCGTTCTGAGCGCAACTTCTTGGGCCTTCGTGCTCACGACGGCGTCAGCAATGGCCTGGGCGATTGCTTCGGCTTGGGCGCTGTTTGGCGCGTCCTGGGACATCATCAGTTCCATCGGGTTGGTTGGCACCTCCGATGGTAGCGGCGCCGGGCGGCGCGCGCGACCTGTTCGCCGCCCGGTGACTGCTCTCGGCTCTGTGGGAGCCGCGGCATGACCCTCCCCCGCCTCATCGCCGCCGAGCGTGGCGCCTGCATCGGCCTCACACGAGGCCGTCACGAGATGGACCGCGACGCGGCCCCGGCCCCCACTTCCCGGGGTGACGGGCCGGTGCCAGCGGAAAACGCCCTGGAGGCGCTGTCCTGCACGAACCGATTCAAGGCGTGCGGACGGGCAGGACGCGTGACCCATGCCGGACCGGGTGCAAGCCCCGGAGCCAAGCTCGACAGGCCGTTGCCGCCCGGCTGGCGCCTGAGCGCCGACGGCGATCGCCTCGCGCCGCGGGACGCCTGACATGCGCCCGGTCCTCAGCATCCTGGCCGTGCTCACTCTCGGCCTCGCCCTAGTCGTGATCGCCGCTGCCGGCTGCGCGTCGAAGCGCTCCGGCGCGCCGGTCCGTCCGCCTTCGCAGGTTATCCGGTGAGCGCGACCGCCCTCCCCCATGCCGCCGGCCTGGCCGGCGCACCGAGGCCCCGTGTGGGGCACGTCCCTCATGGACGTTTCCTCCCCGCACTTGCCGGCTCCGCTTCGTCCGGAGCCGGTCTTTTCTTCCTGCGCGATCGTCACAGCCTGCCAGCCTTCGATCGCGACCGCGTGCCTGCGTCTCCTCACTCCAACCCGGCGAGGCGCTGAAATGTCGTTCGCCTCTACCCTCACAGCTGGCTCCTTTCCCATCGAGAAAATCCCGATGTCCACAGCATCGGGGAACGTGATGAGAAAGTCCGGATCCGATCTGCGAAAGTTTTCGCAGATCGACGCCCGAACATTAGCGGAACGTGCATGCCAGTTTCTGCGCGACCTCTATCCGGCCAAGACTGCGATGTACGTCTCGGCTGACATTGGTGTTGCGGTCGGTACAGTGCGGAAGTGGCTCGATCAGGGTCATTGCCCGTCCGGTCCAGCCTACGATGCCATGATCGCGACCTACGGCGCCGGGTTCCTGTGCGCGATCCGGCCCGACGAGGCCGGCTGGTGGCACCGCGTCGCGCGGGCCGAGCGCCAAGCCCTCCTCGAGGCTCGGGCCAGGGATCTCGAGGAGCAATTGGCCGACCTGCGGAGCGGAGTGTGATGCATCACCGGATCCTGCTCTTCGCGGCGAGCGCCTTGCGGGGCGTCGCCCTTCCGCTGCTCTGGATCGGCTCCCGCGCATCGCCCATTCTGCGCGCCGCGCGCTGGTGTGAGGACCGGGCGTGGGGACCTCTGCGTTTCCCGCCGCCCGAGACCGGCCGGCCGGTCCCGACCGATCAGGCGGGAGGCCACCTATGACGGCCTCCGCCCGCATAGATGTCGCGCCGGTCGCCCGTGATCTGCCCGCGACCGCCCGCGCCCTTTCCTCGAGATTGATTGGACCGGCGCCGGCAGCTTCGCCGTCCGGCGATCTCGACGCCTACCGCGCCCTCATCGCCTCCAAACGCGTCGCGGCCGAGCCCGCGGGCTTCTCCGATGTCGGCAGCGCCGACATCCTGCCAGGCCTCTTCCCGCATCAGGAGCACTGTTTGGAGTTCGCCCTGCGCACCGGCCGCGCAGCGGGTTTCCTCGACACGGGCCTTGGCAAGACCGCGATGGGTCTCGCCTGGGGCGACGCCATCGTGCGCCGGACCAACCGTCCGGTCCTGATGCTGGCACCGCTCGCGGTCGCGGCGCAGCACCAGGCCGAGGCCACGCGCATCGGCGTCGAGGCTAAGCTGTCACGGTTTGGGATCGCGCCGGAGCGCCCCTGCATCGCGATCACGAACTACGAGCGGCTGGAGCGATTCGACCCGGCCGACTACGCCGCCGTCATCCTCGACGAGAGCAGCATCCTGAAGTCGTTCACCGGCTCCACGAAGCGCAAGCTCGTTGAGGCCTTCGCCGGCACGCCCTACCGGCTCTGCCTGACCGCGACGCCGGCGCCGAATGACCACACGGAGCTCGGGCAGCACAGCGAGTTCCTGGGGGTGATGCGCCCGCCGGAGATGCTGTCGCGCTGGTTCATCGCCGACCAGGCGAACGCCGGCCGGTACCGGCTGAAGAAGCCCGCGGTGAGGTCGTTCTGGGACTGGGTCGCGTCCTGGGCCCGGTGCGTGTCGAAGCCCAGCGACCTCGGGTTCTCGGACGACGGTTTCGTGATGCCGAAGCTCGATGTGCGCCGACACATCGTCCAGGCCGACCGAAGCGTCGATGCCGGTGAGGAGAAGAGTGGTCAGGGCCGACTGTTCCGGATCCCGAGCGCGTCGGCGACCTCGATCCATCGGGAAAAGCGCCTCACCAAGGACGAGCGCGCGGCCCGGGTCGCCGAGCTGGTGCGGGCCGAGCCGGGCGAGGCCTGGATCTGCTGGGTCGAGACCGACTACGACGCCGATGCCCTCAAGGCCCTGCTGCCCGAGGCAACCGAGGTGCGCGGGTCGATGTCGATCGACCAGAAGGAGGAGCGGCTTTCGGGCTTCTCCTCCGGCGCGGTCCGCATCCTGATCACGAAGCCCAGCATCGCCGGCTTCGGGCTCAACTGGCAGCACTGCGCCCGCATGGCCTTCATGGGCCTCTCGTTCTCCTACGAGGCCTTCTACCAGGCCGTCCGCCGCTGCTGGCGCTTCCGCCAGACCCGGGATGTGCATGCCCATGTCGTCTGCGCCGACACCGAGGTGTCCATCTGGGACGTCGTGAACCGCAAGGCCGGCGACCACAGCGCGATGAAGGCCGAGATGTCGGCCGCCATGGCGCGGGCCGCCCAATCCCACCGCGTCCTCGAGACCTACGATCCGCAGCAGGGAGCACGCCTTCCGGCGTGGATGGTGCAGTGACCGCCAACGTCTTCGCGTCCCACGTCAGCAAGCGCTTCGCTGTGTATCACTGTGATACTGTCGACTTCACCGGCGAAATGCCCGACGATTGCATCGATTTCAGCGTGTATTCGCCGCCGTTCTCCTCCCTGTACATCTACAGCGAGAGCGAGCGCGACATGGGCAACGTCAGCTCGGACGAGGAATTCCAGGCCCACTACCGGCACTTGGTGCGCGAGCTGTTCCGGGTCACCAAGCCCGGCCGGCTGACCGCGATCCATGTCAAGGACCTCGTCTACTACTCGAACGCCAGCGAGCGCGGTGACCGCGGCATCCGCGACTTCACCGGCGAGTGCATCCGGACGCACGTTGCCGAGGGCTGGACCTATCACCGCCGCATCACGATCGACCGCTGCCCAGTGCGGGAGATGCAGAAGACGAAGAGCGACCGGCTCCTCTACAAGAACTTCCGCACCGACGCTGCGCGCACCGGCGGCGGCCTGCCCGAGTACATCGTCGTGTTCCGAAAATGGGCCGACGGCATGGAGGCCGTGCCGCCGGTCCTGCACGACCCGGAGGCGCATTCGCTCGAGACCTGGCAGGAACTCGCGCAGCCGATCTGGATGACCTCGGGCATCTGGTATGACACCGACGAGACGGACGTGCTCAACGTCCGCGTGGCCCGGGACGCAGAGGCCGAGAAGCACCTCTGCCCGATGCCGCTCGATCTCACCGAGCGACTGGTGCGCCAGTACACGAACCCCGGCGAGACGGTCTACTCTCCGTTCATGGGCATCGGCTCGGAGGGCTACCAGTCGCTCCTCCAGGGCCGCCGCTTCCTCGGCACCGAGCTGAAGGGCAGCTACTACGCTCAAGCGGTGAAATACCTCGGCGAGGCCGAGCGCCAGGGCAGCACGGGCAACCTGTTTGCGATGCAGGCGGCCGAGTAGCCGTCATGGCGCGCTCCGCCATTCTCATCGACACCGCCATGGGCCAGCGTGCCCCAATGACGCCCCGGGAGTGGGAGGACGCCCGCCGTTCCCTCCCAGGGCCCGATGTCGAGCCGTGCTGCCGGTGCGGCGGTCAGGCGCCCTTCGGATTCCGCTACAGCCGCGACGTTGCCCTCTGGGCCTGCGCTGAGCACCGGGCGGAAGTCGAGGCCGCGTGGCAGGCGAGCCGCAAGGCGCCGGCCGGCAAGCCTGTCGCCCCTCCGCAGGCCGATCTCTTCACCGCAGCGAGGGCCGCATGAGCATCGCCGCCTTCATGAAGCGCATGCGCGAGCTCGGCGCGCCGCCGGAGGCGATTGAATTCGCCGTGGAGGCTCTGGCCGAGCAGCAGCGGAAAGCCGCCGAGGTGGAGGCTGCGGCCAACGCCGAGCGGTCGTTGCTCGCGGCGCGGCGCAAGGCGGACGCCGAACGCCAGAAGCGCCGGCGTGATGGTCTCAGCACCCCATCGCGTCACGTGACGTCACGTGA